TGTCCCAGTATGAAGAGCAGAGCGGCAAGGGTCGTGATAAACTGTTCAACTACTTCATCAATAATCGTCTGAAACATCTTATGGAAGCAATTAGCGAGTTTTAAATGACCCCAGCAATTCATGAAGTTCTAAGAACTGTAGACACATTAAAAACAAAACAGGAAAAGGTTGATTTCCTACGAGCGCACTGGAGCGTTCCTCTTGGAACAATCATTAAATATGCGTTAGATTCTAATGTTAAGTGGCTTCTCCCCGAAGGAGATCCTCCCTATAAACCAGCATCAGATGTCAACACAAGTAATCGTTTACAACAAGAAATAAAAAGGTTATACTTGTTTGTAGAGGGAGGAAACGATAACCTGAGTAAATTAAAAAGAGAGTCGTTGTTTATTCAGGTTCTAGAATCCATCCATCCAGAAGACGCAAAGATTCTTTTGGCTGCGAAGGATAAAAAGATTCCTTACAAGGGAATCACCCGCAAACTAATTTTAGAGGCATATCCAGGACTATTGACAGATGAGCAAATTCAAGAAAAAGTTTCGTGATTATTACGACGATGAGTCGAATGATTATGATGATTATATTGAACAGAAGTCGCGCAAGAAGCTAAAGAAGTTCGAGCGTGCGATAAAATCAAAAAACATTGACGAACTAATGCGTATCGAAGATGAAGAAGAGGATTACTATTGATGCCCCTGTACACAATCAGAAATAAATCTACGGGGGAAGTCAAGGAAGAGTTTCTCAGTATGAGCGAATATGATGAGAAACTCAAAGATCCAAACTTCGAAAGAGTGTGGGACGAGGCTCCTGCTCTCATATCGGGTTATAATATGAAGCCAGCGGAAGGTTTCCGCGACATTTTGAAGAATATTAAAAAAACACATAGAGGTTCAAACATCAACACATTTTAAGGAACGTAAATGAGTTCTGTAAGATTAACAAAAAGACAAAAACGACTCTTAGCAAAACAAAACTTGATTGATGAAGCGCCTACTTTTAAAAATCATTTCAGACTGAATAAGTTTGAACCTTTGACTCAAAATCAGTTAAGAACGTTTGTCGCATACGAAGAAGAAAAGAATCTTCTGCTCCACGGTATGGCTGGTACTGGTAAAACATTTATATCACTGTATCTTGCCCTATCAGACATCATTGAAGGCGGAACAGCTTACAATAAAGTTGTGATTGTAAGAAGCGTTGTGCCAACAAGAGATATGGGATTCTTGCCTGGTAATCAGAAAGAAAAAGCAGCTGCGTATGAAGCTCCATATACAGCCATCTGCTCTGAACTCTTTGGTCGCGATGATGCGTATAAGATCTTGAAAGACAAGAATGCTATTGAGTTTATCTCAACATCATTTATTCGTGGTATAACCTTACAGAACTGCGTTGTGATTGTTGACGAAGTTAACAATATGACGTTCCATGAAATTGATTCGGTCATAACTCGTATTGGTAAAAATTGCCGTATTATCTTCTGTGGCGATTTCCGTCAATCTGATCTAACTCGCGAGCAAGAGAAGAACGGTTTAAAGAATTTTATGAGGATTGCGAAACAGATGGACTCTTTTTCTCATATTGAATTTACAGAAGATGACATTGTAAGAAGTGGATTTGTACGTGATTATATCATCACCCGAGAACGTCTCGGTATCTCAGCCTAGATTCAAACACGAACTATATGAGTTTGAAGAACTTCAAGCTGTAATGGATGAATCAAGAGGTGGCAGGGTTTATATTACTCCTACTGGGGAGCGATATAGCTCTGTCACCACATTGCTTGGCAAACTCGGCAAAGAATCTTTGATGGAATGGCGTAAGGCTGTCGGAGAAGAGAAAGCTAATAAGATATCTACGCAAGCTGCTCGGAGAGGAACCAATCTTCATCAGATTTGTGAAGATTATGTTAGCAACAAGCCAGATTATTTGAAAGACAAACTGCCTAATGTCGTTTCGATGTTCAAGAGCATACAGCCTCTTATTGATAAACATGTAACATCTGTCCATGGAATTGAGATCCCTCTCTATTCACATCGGTTGCAAACTGCTGGGCGCTGCGATCTTTTCTGTTCTTTTAATAACATTCCCACCATTCTTGATTTTAAAACTTCTAGCAAGCCTAAGAAGAAAGAATGGATCAAATCCTACTTCATGCAAGCTACTTGTTATTCCATGATGGTTTACGAACGTAAGGGTATCAAGGTGCCGCAGCTTGCCATCATGATCGCTGTGGAGAATGAGGATCCGCAGCTGTTCGTCGAGGAAACGGCAACCTATCTGAAAGAAACCCACGACTTTTTTAAGTCCTGTATAACCGATTGATTTCATTAGGTAATTTACCTCTTGACTTTTTTATAAAAATCAGCCATCATAAGCCTATGATGATCGCTACCGAAAAAGCGACTCGCGCTCTGATGCAGCGAGTCAACGAAACCGTGTTCGAGGGAGAGCTTCCCATCGAGCTTATCGACATTGACATCGAGTTCCAGGATACCGTCTGGGGCTACTGTGTCCCGAGCGAAGAGTACGATGACCGTATCCTGCTCGGTCTGACCGATGAGTTCGAGAACCGCAAGCAGTTCGCCAACACGGTCGTACACGAACTGATCCATGCGATGCAAATTTACAACGACGCGAAGGTCGGTCACGAAACTCACATGTGGGACCACTACGTCATGCTCGCCGAGAAGGCTGGCTACCAGATCGACGTGACCTACTGATTTTAATATATAATAATGAGGAAGTGAGGGTAGACACATGAAGAACATTCCCAAAAAGAGAGCAATCGAACTCTTTTCTCCAAACTCTCCGTTCAAGCCGAAGGTTGTTCCTAACAAGAAAACCTACTCGCGCAAACGAAGATCAAAGGATGATTCTCGTGGAAGTTAACATCAGAGGCGGAGAAAAAGAGGTCAGGGACATTCTCCTTGATGCAACAAACAATTTTGCCTCACAGCTGATGTCGAAGAGAATGATCGACGTTCTTACAGTCAACATCATTCTTATCAAAGGTCTCTTTACCAAAGAGCAAATTTATGGCGATTGCACATGGGAAGACCAGAACTATCGTCCTCGAGAGTTTACCATTCGTCTCGATTACCGTAAGAATCCATTTATTCCTATCAAAACTCTTGCCCACGAAATGGTGCATGTCAAACAGTTTGCCAGAAACGAACTGAAAGACACCATGGCTGGCAAGCAGAAGTGGCTTGGTAAAACTTATGACAAAGTCCCATACTGGGAACTTCCTTGGGAGATAGAAGCCAATGGAAGGGAGCGAGGTTTAATCCTCAGATTTCTAACCGAAACCAACAGACTCGACATTCTGAAACACAAAGCTAACGTTTGGGAGATTATATGATGGCTGACAAGAAAATTGATTTTAAAGTTCAAAATCCTTTTACCTTTCTTATCTTTCTTATCGTTCTTGCAGTTTTCGCACCTGCAGCAACGATTTGGGCGCTCAACACACTTTTCCCCGTTCTCGCCATTCCAATCAATTTTTGGACATGGCTGGCAGCGTTCTGGATCACTGCCGTTCTAAGGGTTAAAAGCAGCTAAGTTATTGATTTTATTAGAAAATTTGGCTCTTGACTTTTGGGCTAAAAAGGTTCATTATAACAATATAACGTGATGAAACGGAGATATGAGATGGCTCTCACTGGCACGGATATTGTGAACCTGCTTGCGACCAACGACAAGGCGGTCGCTCGGGCTCTCGTGGTCCTGAAGAACCGCCAGACGGCGGACGAACAGGCGACCGAGAACACTCGCCACCAGAACGGTCGTGGCTTCCGTCCCTGTCATGCCCGTATGGGTACCTCGATGGCGAAGTTTTACGAACGAAACGGCTACCTCACGCCGAAGCAGATTGCCTACTGGCGGAAGCCCTGCAAGGAGGGCATGCGCATCGCCATCTACTGGCGCCAGCTGCTCGCCGAGGCTCATGCCAAGGCGGCTCGTCAGGTGGTCGCTGCCTAAGTCGTTGATTTTATTAGAAAATTTGGCTCTTGACTTTTTGTGAAAAAAGAGCCATAATAGTCTCATGATGATGAAAGGAAATGTGATGATTAATGCCCCTCTCCACAAGAAGGAATGGTTGGCTCTCCGCAAGCAGGTTTGGTCGATGACCGTCGATGATCTGCGCGAACTCAACGATTATGTCGTCACGACAATCAGGCAGATGGAACGGGATACCGCTCGAATGTTCCGAAAGGGCGATGCCATATACTTCACGAATAGCGTAGGGGATCGCGTTGATGGCATCGTCACGAAGGTTAACATCAAGTCGGTCTCGCTCAAGGCTTCTAGTACTGGCATGATCTGGCGTGTCACTCCCTCTCTCCTCAAGCTGAAGGAAGTTGCGTGATGTCTGCTGGTCTCAAACTTCTGGTCGATAGCCACCATGGACAATACATTCCCAAAGTGTTTGTCGAAACCTTCGACATGTCTATTTGGGGAGTGAGTGCTTCTGAGGCGAAAACCCTCCTCAATCCTGATTCTGGTTTTTATTGGGATACTTGGTACGTTGTGGAAACAAATGCCAAGTACGTCGATGAAAACGGAAACATCTGGAAATTGATCGAGATGGAAGATCTATGGGCTTATTGCGATGAGCTCATGTCCGATGATGAATATCTTGATTTTTTTGGAGAAGAACGCGAATGAACGGCAAGATCACTCTCCCCACCACCGAAGACCTCGCCCACACCATCGAGGTGATGGAGCGAATCGAGGGACATATCTGCTCGGCGATCAGGGGCGACTATCCTCAGATCATTGCGAAGTTTGTCGGGAACGTCCCCGTGTACACCATCGAGATCAGCACCCGAGACTTCCAGGGGCTGATCCGAGACCTCGAGGAGGACGGGTTCTTCTAAGTCATTGATTTTATTATGAAAATTACCCCTTTACAAAAGGTCTAAAATGGGGTATTATTAATTATAAGATGAAATGAAGGAGATGTCTAATGCCTCGTGGTGTTCCTAAGAGCGGGTTTCGCGCTCCCCGTGGTTCGCGTATCGCGAACAAGGCTCAGGATCTGTACGCTGCGGCGAAGCCCCAGCTGGTCGTCTCGAACGAGACCGACGCCGAGATCTCGGCTCGCCTCACCGAGCGTTTCGACATCCTCAAGGATCTCGCCGAGGCGGCGATCGCTGGCGATGCCCGTGCGCTGATCGTCAGCGGTCCCGCTGGTCTCGGCAAGTCGTTCACCATCGAGAAGACCCTCGAGAAGTGGGATCCGGAGGGTCGCGACCACACCATCGTGAAGGGTTACGTCCGTGCGACGGGTCTCTTCAAGCTGCTCTGGCAGCACAAGGAAGCTGGCAAGGTGCTCGTGTTCGACGACGCCGACACCATCTTCTTTGATGACACTTCTCTTAACCTTCTTAAGGCTGTCTGCGACACCACCGACAAGCGTGTCGTCAGCTACCTGACCGAAGGCAAGCTGGTGGACGAAGATACCGCCATGGTGATCGACAACCGTTTCGAGTTCGATGGCACTATCATCTTCATCACCAACTATGACTTCGATGCCATGATCGAGAAGGGGCATAAGCTTGCTCCGCACCTTCAGGCTCTGGTCAGCCGTGCTCACTACATCGATCTCGCGATGAAGACTGCTCGCGACTACATGGTTCGCATCAAGCAGGTCATCGACGCTGGTCTCCTCAAGGGTCGTGGTCTGACTGCCGACGAGGAGAAGGATGTGGTGGACTTCATCACCAAGAATCAGGCGAAGCTTCGCGAACTCAGCCTCCGTATCGCTCTCAAGGTTGCTGTTATCCGTAAGAGCAATAAGAAGAACTGGGAAGCTACCGCTCGCGTCACCTGCTGCCGCAACTAATCGGGAGTTTGCAAAATGACGAATGTTTCTTACAACGAGATGACCGACGAGGATCTGGTCGAGGAGTTCAAGTGGCTTGGTAGCAAGATCAGCTACCACTATGCCGACGACTCTTGTCGGGAATGGGATCTTATCCCACCTCTTAAGAAGGAATTCTATGCAATAGAAGAAGTTCTTAAGAGCCGAGGGATCTCGGTTGATAAGAGTGGCTGGTTGCTGTAACAAGTTGCTTGACTTTCTAACAAATCTAGGGTATAATCTTATTATAATGAAATGGGGCGAGTTCCCCGAGGAGAAGTGAAAATGGCTCACATGGTTGAAACGATGGCTTATGCTGGCGAACTTCCCTGGCATGGTCTTGGTAAGGAAGTTCATAGCGACCTGACTCCCGACCAGATGCTGGTCGAGGCTGGTCTTGACTGGGAAGTCGAGAAGATCCCTGCCTTCGCCAACGTGAACGGCAAGCAGGTGTCTGTCGGTCACTCGGCTCTGGTCCGTTCTTCGGATCACAAGATTCTGGACGTTATCTCTGACGACTGGAACCCCATGCAGAATCGCGATGCGTTCGAGTTCTTCAACGACTTCGTGATGGCTGGCGACATGGAGATGCATACCGCTGGCTCGCTTCGTGGCGGTCAGCTGGTCTGGGGTCTCGCCAAGATCAAGGAGAGTTTCGAACTGTTCGGTGGCGATAAGGTTGATGGCTACCTGCTCTTCACCAATCCCCACCTTTACGGTAAGAGCATCGACGTTCGGTTTACCCCGATCCGTGTTGTCTGTAATAACACTCTTACTCTTGCTGTTAATAGCAAGGTGGAGAACATGGTGAAGGTTTCGCACCGTCGCGAGTTCAACGCTGCTCAGGTCAAGGAGACCCTCGGTATCGCCAAGGAGAAGCTTGACAAGTACAAGGAGATGGCTGCGTTCCTCGGGACGAAGCGTTACACTGGGGACAATGTGGTCGATTACTTCAAGTCGATCTTCCCCGTTCTGACTTCGAAGGAAGACTCGAAGAAGGAACTGTCCAAGAACGCCTCGCTCGCTCTTGACATTATCAACACCCAGCCTGGTGCTGAGTATGCCGAGGGCAGCTGGTGGCAGGCATTCAATACCGTCACCTACATGACCGACCACCTTATCGGTCGTAATGCTGACAACCGACTCACCTCGGCTTGGTACGGTGCCAACAAGAACCTGAAGGTTAAGGCTCTTGAGACTGCCGTGGAGTTCGCAGAGGCAGCTTGATAGCTGCTTCGCTGGGGGGAGGGATGTTCTCCTATCTATCCGTCCCTCCCCCTGTAATTTTCTCGAACCTGTGATTCGCGATAATTTTCCGGAGTTTGCAATGAACGCATATCAATACACCAAGCTGGTTGTTCTGGTTGTCTTTTCTCTTATCGCACTGACTCTCATCACAAGCCCCAAGCTTGTAGGAAAGTGGCGTGCTGAGATGGACGCTACCTACTACGGCGAAATGATTAAGACCAACGCATACATTGGAGACTAAGATGTTTCAGTGGGAAGCTGTTAAGGATATTCTTGTTATCAATGGATACCAGAAGGTAACAAGTCCAGGAGGTCTTGAATGCTGGTATAAGCCAGGATTCAAACCATCTGACAGTGATCTGCGACAGGCAGAAATTGAAGCTGACTTCATCGACCAATATCGTGACGAAGTCGGCTTCGATTAATTTTTTCGGGAGTTTGCAAAATGCTCGTTACTCGTCGTTCTATGATCTCCAATGTTGTCCATACTCGCGAGGTTCCTGTTACGCAGGAACAGCTGGATCATTGGACAAGCAGCAATGATCTTATTCAAAATGTTTTCCCTAATCTCTCTCAGGATGATCGCGAGTTTCTGATGACTGGCGTAACTCCTGAAGAATGGGATGCAATGTTCAATGATCTCGATGATGATTTTTATGACACAACTTACATAGACAACGAAGATGCATTTTAAATCTGTCTATATACTGATGCAAGATTTTGCATCAGAGAGGTAAAATGGAAGAGAAGAATAAGAAGATCAAACGAAAATACATGATCGCTTATCTCGATGAACGAGAGAAACTCGGGTTCGTTAAATTGAACGCCGAAACATATGAAGAGGCTTTGGCTATCGCAAAATGTTTTTGCGGAAACAAAGCCGAGACAGCATTGCTGTATAAAGATTTTACAATTTACGATTGACAAGATAACAAACTTATAGTAAGATAAGTCTCTAAGTTAGAGAGGGCACACACATGAAACATAGCTGCGAAAAAGATTGCGACCGTCCTTGTAAGAAGACAGAGGTCAACGTCATCTACGCTGATAAGAAGTATGACTGCGAGCATCTGCTCGGTCAGTTTGTTGACAAGGAACATTACGATCTTCTAATCACAGAGGACTCTGACGTTTATGCGCCAACGATGGATGGCAGCAGAACTGAGGATAACATTGTTGCAATGTTTCGTAAGAATGTTTTCACCCAAGAAGAACTGGAACAGTGCTACGAAGGTTTGATCGGTGCCGCTACTCAGTCTCAGAACCGTGGGCTAGCTGCTGGTCCCCGTGGTGACGTTCTGAAGGCTGAGGGTCGGGGTGGAAGGGAATGGGTAACACCCTTTCAGATCTCTGCCTTGGAGTATCTGACACGTCCTGAGAACGAACTGGTCGAATCGGTTACGCTGAAGGAATTCCGCCGTCTTAATGAAAGTAAGAAGGCAGAAGAAGAGACTCGTGGATATGTTTGGCTTCGCTCTAAGGTGATGGCTGATCATGATCCATATTTCGGTTGGTTTGATCGTTGGCTTGATCGTCTAGACAATCTTCCTCGCGACGAACAGAGGAAAGAGGCTGAATACGTTCGTGATAACTACATTTCGGCGACCAATTATGCTCAAAGTGTTATGTCTGGTGTTGCTGGGTACTACTCTCGTTACCCACGTATTCCTTACGGTAGAGCAACTGCGTTTACAGAGAAGCATCCCGAATCGTTCGCTAAGTCGTTTCCATATCTACGTAAGCTCAACCATTGCTTCAGCGAGCTACTTCCTAATCGCTGGGCTGCTCAGCGTGCTGCTGCTGACAAGCTAGACAAGAGGTTCCTAATTGACGACACCGTCTTTACGACTCTCACTGTCAACCATAATTTTAGAACTGCTTGTCATCGCGATGCTGGAGACTTGGACTCCGGATTTTCGAATCTCTCTGCTCTTGGTAAAGGTTGGGATGGTGCTGAACTTATCCTACCTGAGTATCGCGTGGCTGTTAAACTGGAACCTGGCGACCTACTTCTGGTGGCGAATCATACAGCTATACATGGTAATGCACCTCTTTCTGGTGATAATCCTGATCGCATGACCATTGTGGCATACTTCCGCGAGGATATGCTAGAGTGTAAGTCTTGGGAGTATGAGCAGCTACGTAAGCAGTTTATTGACCAGCGCCGCCTAAATGAAAAGCACCCGCTTTGGCGACCACTGTGGAATGGTGTAAGCCCATCATGGGAAACTAGCCAAGAGTGGTATGACTATCTACACGAACATGGTATGACTGATCCATACGGTAAGGATCAAGTGTCAACCCTTGAAAACTTTTTTTAATTTCCGGAGTTTGTGATGTCCTATAAAATTGCCATTCCTTCATATAAACGCCCTGAAACTATTAAGAAGAAGACGCTGAAGGTTCTTGAGAGTTATAACATTGATCCAGAACGGATCACTGTTTTTGTGGCAAACAAAGAAGAATTAGAGGCATACACCAAGTCTCTAGCTGACACTCCATACAAGAACATTGTTGTTGGTGTTCCTACCATTGGCGCTCAACGTAACTTCATTGAGCGTTGGTATCCCGAAGGCACACATCTGATGATGTTTGACGATGACGTGGAAGAAGTTCAGAAGAAAGTTTCTGAACAAAAGCTTGGTCGTGTTGAGGATCTTGAGAAGGAGATCATTCTTCGTGGGTTTGAAGAATGCGAAAAGATTGGAGCCAAAACCTTCGGGATCTATGCTGCAGCCAATGCATACTTCATGAAGGAACGGGTCTACACAAAGCTGTGTTATGTTATTGCATCAATGTTTGGTGTGATTGTCGAGCATTCTGACGATCTGGCTCGGGTAACTAACCACGGCGAGGATTATGAATACTCGATTCGTCAGTACATTCGTAATGGCTCGGTGGTTCGTTTTGATAATTACACGGTGAAGTCTAACTACTACAAGGAAGATGGTGGGCTTCAGACAATTCGTACCAAGGAATATGTGTACGATTCAATCAAGAAGATCGCAGAAATGTTCCCTGACTATTGCACGATGTATATTCGTGAATCGACAGGGAACGCTGAACTTCGGTTAAAGGATACCAGCAACAAAGGTGCTAGTTTGGAGTCTTTCTTCTAATTGGTTTCTTTTTAGTGTTGCGTTTTGTTCGTTTGGGGGGTTGCTCTTCTTTGAGTTGAGGAGCAAACTTTTCAATCACCATTTCGATACCACGTAGACCTAAAAATCCTAGGATAAATGCGATACCAAATGTAAGATTGTTGTTGGTAATTGCAAGAGAATCAACAACAATTGGAGTTATGTAATTGGCGCTGCCTACACCAGTTGTTATGCTTATGGCAATGCTACTGAGTTTCATAGCATCACCTTTTTTGATTGTTAGCAGCGACCCAAACAAACCAGATACGACAAGACCAGCGTTAATTCCTACCTCTTGTAGAAAGTTTACTTCTGCCATTTGTTTTAGCCTTTGCTTTACCTTTTGTTGCGATTTTTGATTTCACACTTTTTTTGACGCCACCCATAACTTCCAAAAAATGAAATTTATGAAAATAAAAAGCCCAAGAAAATATAATAGCTAAACCAACATTTAAAGCAATTTCTCCTGGTGGCACTGACACAAAGTCAATAATCATTTGTCCAGAACCATCTCGTGGTATAATTTCTCGTACAACAGCATTCATTGCATTATATAATGAAGCTGCTACTGCTATAATTAAACCAGTTTTCACACTCCAATGTTTGACGATTGGCCATTTGTGAACGATACTGTTTGGGTTTCCATATAGAAGAATAAAAAATGCACCAAGAGAAATACCGATTGTTGTATTCGCTATTATATTCACGATTGCTAAGATATGATCCAGTTCCATTTCGCACCTGTTGTTTATGATAACAATTTTATTTATAAATAAGATTGCATGACTTTTGTCCGCAAACCTGTGAGTTTCAATCATTAAATACGGAGACTTACAGTGGAACTCGGGGAAATTTCTACTTTCATATCTAATGTTGGTATACCTGCAGCTGGTGCCGTTGGCATCGGCTGGCTTTTTTACGCACTCTTACAATGGATGATGAAAGTTATTATAGCAAAACTTGACGGCATCGAGGGTATGCTAGTTGGGTTGATAGATCGCATTCGCATGTTGGATAACGACATCATAAGAATGGATACAATGTTAAGAGTGTCTAACCAGATCCCTCCAGATTACGAAAGAGTTAAACGTAAAACTGGAAGAGAAGAATCTAGAAAAGACTAAATATAAAAATATTAAAAAGAGGGGTTTCTGATGTTGTCATTTTTAAATTTTATTGACCTAGAAGAAGCTAAGTCGTTTAGAGATCATGCAACTGTTTACCCAAGAGGGCAAGGATCGGATGTTGATTCAAGTCAAAAAAATGTTAGAGGGAATCGTGCAGATATAAGAACTTCAACTGCGCATGGCAATGAACCATATAAGGATAAAGATTACTTCAACTCAGCTAAGAAGAAGCCATATATGGATAAAATGAAGTCTGCGATTAAATCAGGCGAAAAACCTCCTAGAGTTATAGCAATTCAACATCCAGCAGATCCCAGGCATCATGTCGTAGTAGACGGCAATCACAGAGCGGAAGCTCATCGCCAGCTTGGTACAAGCACAATGCCAGCTACAGTTATGTCACATGATGATGTTCATCTAGCTTCGCATGATTATGGTTCTAAAAAACAAACAACTCATCCACTTTCATCTTTTAGAGAAAAAGATGGTTCTTATGATATGCATAAACCAAGACCAGAGTTGGGCGGCAAAGCATTAAAGCATTACTTCGTTATGCCTAACGGAACACACAGTTTTGATAAGTAACAAAATACTTCTTGACTTTGATATAGTTTTAGGGTAATATATAAATATAGTTTGGTGTTGATGACCAGAGAGGAATAAGCATTCTGGACACGGGGGCAGTACCCGTCGCCTCCACCATGAATACATAGTTGAAGTAGGGTGGCAAGTAAGCAATCTTCAACTGCCGAGGGCTGGAATTCCTGAGTGGTGAACGACCACACTATGTATTCTTGATGGGGGCGAACTAGGATCGACAGGTGTAGTAAAGTCAAAGCGAGACACTCGGCATGATACCGCCGTTATCGGGTCAAAACCTACAAATGCTAACGATAACGAAAGCATTGCTTACGCTCTAGCAGCCTAAGCGGAGTTCGGGAGGGACTTGGCAACAGAACCCTCCCACCATTTTTTAATATGGGATTGTTATGAATAAAGAAATTACAATTTTTGATGATTTGATTGATTTTGATGATCGCCTGATGGCATATCAATTTATCAAAAATTCATATTTCAAAATCGGATGGGGTGATGCTGTAACAGAAGAGCATTCTAAGTTTGCTTATCTTTACAGCAATTACAGCGATGAAGATCTGAATAATCTTGGTTTATATGCAAAGATTATGGAATCTAAAGCTGGTAAGATGGTTGAGGGATTGACCAGAACGAAGGCAATCGTAAATCTTTCAACTCCTTCTGATGTAAACTTCATTCATTCCCACCCAGAAAAGAAAGTCCTTCTTTATTACGTCAATATCAATTGGGAAGAAGGATGGCATGGAGAAACTCTTTTCTTTGATGAAACAAGAAAGAAGATCGAGTTTGCTTCTCCATACACCCCAGGACGTATAATTGTATTCGATGCTAAAATCCCTCATACAATTCGACCACAGTCTTATCTGGCGTCGAACTACAGATTTACTCTTAGCATTTTTTTCGACTAAATAGTATAATGAACTTCGCTAGG